GTGATTTCCCCCCGGGATCCACGCTTCAACGTGGAGCTCGGGTGCTTCTTGAAGCATATAGAGGAACCTATCTTTGAAGCCCTTTCGCACCTTTTTGAGGGTTTTCGTACTGTGTTTAAAGGTATTAACGCTGCTAAGAGTGGCAGATGCATGTTCGATCTGTGGTCCCAGTTCAGGAATCCTGTGGCTGTTGGTTTAGACGCTTCGCGTTTCGATCAGCACGTTAGCAGGCAGGCCTTGGAATGGGAACACTCCGTTTATCCGCAATGTTTTCCGAAGGCCTACCACAAGAGACTGGGGCGTCTCTTGTCTTGGCAGGTTATGAACACTTGCAGGGGATACACACCAGATGGCAAACTCAAATATACCAAAGAGGGTGGACGCATGTCGGGCGACGTGAATACATCCCTTGGGAATTGCATCTTGATGTGCTCGATGATCAAGCGATATGCAGACGTCAGGGGCGTGCGAGTCCTGTTGGCTAATAATGGAGACGATTGCGTAGTCTTCATGGAGTCGGAGGACCTAGCACGTTTCTCAGAGGGTCTTGATGAGTGGTTCACTGCCATGGGTTTTACCATGACGGTTGAACCTCCTTGTTATGTATTCGAAGAGATTGAGTTTTGTCAGACTCACCCCGTCTATACCGGCCCGGGTTTTGGTGACTATATCATGATGAGGCATCCCAAGAAGGCGATTTCGAAAGATTCCGTCAGCTTGCACCGTTTTCAGAGTGATCGTCAATACCGGGGTTGGTTGGATGCTGTTGGCACTGGGGGTCTCGCTATGACTGGGGGCATGCCTGTATTCCAGGAGTTTTATCGTTGTTACCAGCGGTATGGCGCTCCATACAAGCAGCCAATCTACGCCCAGTCGTGGGGAGTGCGTAGCTTGCAGAAAGGCATGGTTCGCTCATACGGACCGGTCTCTCCACAATCTAGGTACAGTTTTTGGCTGGCTTTCGGAGTTACACCTGATGAACAGCTTATTATGGAGGATTTCTACAGGCGGGTCGATCTGGACTCATCTCCTCGTAAAGAGGTGAGTTACAGACCTTTCGAACTGATGTAGCGTTAGCCGCGTGAAGGCAGTGGGTCCGTGAGGTGAAAGGCCCAAAACGTTTCCTTAGGGTGTAAACATTTACGTGCTAACCAGAATGCCGAACGACTGCACGGAGCCATCCCCTCGGGTTCTCACGGATGAACAGTCTCTGTTGATGCCAGGGATCCACTACAGCATCATTCTATTTTAACACTTACAATTCTTCATTATGGTTTCAAACGCTCTTGTACGTCGAAAACAGCTTCCTGGTGTGATTGCCGGGAGAGCTGCGGCGGAGTTGGCCCGCTCGCTCGGTGCCAATGACCTCGCAGTCCTCGCGGCCAGACACGGCATGCCTTGGGTTATGCAACAGGTGAGCAACGGTGCCCTTCGGGTCACCAAGGCAGCTCGAAGCTGGTTGACATCTGCCCCAACTCCGGTTGGGGACATGAATGTCCAATCAGCGCCCGCCGCCACCAGTCTCACCCTTGTTGGTAATCGCAGCCTTAATGGATCCATCACTCTGCGACACCGGGAGTTGGTCTCCACCTCACACGTGGCGAACACACTCCTGCAGTCCTGGGTGATCAATCCTGGCAATGGCACTTTTCCGTACCTCTCCACCATCGCTCGCAACTACGACAAGTATTGCTTTAAGAACCTCAGGTTTTTCGTTGTTTCATCTGCCCCCACCTCGGTGGCTGGTAGGTACTATCTCTCTTGGGAGCCCGATTCGGAGGATACTGTCCCTGGTCTTGTTGCCGGCCTCGTTCCCGCGGGGCCTCTCATGGCAGCTCAACACTCCATCTCCACTTCTCTGTGGCAGACGGCGGGTATTGGGCTTCCTGCCATGAGGTCCGACAAGCTCACGGGTCCGTTCCCCGACGCTCTCAAGGATCACGGTCGTTTGATTTTTGCTGCAACCTCTTCTATCGCGGTCACTCTGGAACTGTACGCTGAGTACACCGTGGAGCTTCGGCAACCACGGGTGGGCGGCAGTGTTGAGATCCTAGATGGCACGATCTTTGAGAGTGCCAGCCTCGGCAGCCCCCTGGGTGTACAGATCGTACGTGCGGAGTCCACCAAGAAACTTAGGTTTCCTCCTGGCAACTACCGCATCGACTACACCGTTAAGGGTACTGGTATCACTCGTGTCACCAATTCTGTTGTTGGTCAGGACGTGCAGAAGCACATCGGTTCCGCCGTCTCCACGACAGAGGCAAATGAGATAAGCCTTATCAGAGGCTCTG